CGTTTCCACAAGCAATCAAGCTACGCGCCATATCATTGAGCAGTGAATCCAAGTTGACTCGTTCGTTGAAGTTGTCGATGACTGTTTTTGCTTCTGCGGCGTGGTCATATTTCTCGTCAATGGTGGTGTAGAAGCCCGAGCCCACAGCGGATGCCGCAAGCAAATCAACGCTTGCCTTGCATGTTGGGTCGCGCTCATACAGCTTCATCACGTCTGACAGTGGGACACGGGGGGTTTCGTAAATTGTTCTGCTTTGGGGCGTAGCGTATCCGCTTTTGGTTTTGGTTGTTAGGGTTTCAATTAACCGTTGAAGTTTATTGCTCATTAAATGGCCTCCAAAAGTTTTGCTCCTTTTTCAGTGAGAACATAATTTGCCAAGTGTTTCTGTTCACTTTTCACTACATAGCCGCTTTGAACTAGGTATCGAAATATTCCTTCGAAGGTTGCATGGGTGCCATTTTTGCGTACTGTGCGCTTTTCGAGCTCCGTTCGGCAAAGCGGTTGTCTGCTAAGTTCTTTAAGAACTGTTTTTGCAAGGTTCATTCGTTCAGTTAACCGTCTCATATTTGTTCACCGTGAATTTTTTGTTGAAAAAAATGAGAGAGAAAAAAATTGTGTTGACATTGTGGTTGCCTCAGGTTAACTCTGTAGATATTCCTGTCATCTTGGCAATTGCGTTGCTTCGTAGGATTCCGATGCCAAACCGTGTGGTGGCTCGCACGCCGTACTTGCCGTTTTTTATGTCTTCCCAATCCTCAACAGTTACGTCTCGGCGCAGAAGCATCACGGATGCGACGCGTGTGTCGATGGCGTATGCTGTTCCGTTGGGAACCAGGGTGCTTGCTTGGACTCTCATGCCCAGCACGTTTGAGATTGTTGCTTGGTCAAGATCTGTTTGTCCAGCGGGCAGGTACTGTGCATGTATGAATTTGTCGTCGGTTAGTAGCTGGTGGAGTTGGGTTTCATTTACTGCAAGGACGGTGGGACGCCAGTTTTCTGAGCGAACCGCATTGTGCAGGTTTACAACTGCTTCCCAATCCATGACTGCATCGTCTTGTTCTAGTACGTCTCCGCTTGCAAGGTCTTCGTCTGCAATGTTTCCGTAGAGTTCAATTATGCGGTTGGTTTCTTCTTCGCCAAGGGCTCTGCCGACCTTGTCAACCATGGTGTTCATTACGTTCCATGTTGCGTCTTCAAGGAACTCGCGAGTCCATTCTTCAGATGATTCGGCTAAGATGTTGGTGTAGATGTCTGTGATGCCGTTTTTTGACCCGCTTAAACGTGTGGCTGCTCCTTCCGCGTACTTGTAGGCTACTGCTTTCTCGTCCAGCGGGAAGCGTTCTACGGGTTCAGTGGTTGGCATGACGGTGATGATGTTTCTGCCTATCATGTCGGGGTAAGCTGCCTGAACTAAGGTGTCGTGCATGTGGCCTATGGCTGAGATGGTGTCGCTAAACAAGCCTTCTCTGATGCCTACTTCACAGTAGCGTTTGAGGAAGGGGTGTACTGCGGTTTTGTGTTTGAGGGTTTCGAGGTGTTCTTTGAATTCGCCGTCTTGCGTTATTAGGGATTCAAAAAGTTTAGGTTTCATTTTTGGTCACCTACAGTTGGATGAACAGCAAATCGTCAGCGGTTGATGTCGTCTCTAAGGCGGTGCCGAGTTTGCGGTTAAAGCAGATTGTGTATGTTGCTTCTCCAGCCTCGTCTACAGCCTGATCAGAAAGTTCTAAAACACGATTGGAAGAGTCAGCGCCGTAAACAGCTTTGCCCCGCGTGATTGCTCCGCCAGCCTTCACCTTAACTCTGCCCTTAACCAACACGGGACATTGAGCCTCAGCATTTGCGCTTTTAACTGCTATGCCTATGCAGTCTTGGGTGGCTGCGGCGGATGAAACCTTGTGGTCTGAGCTTAGATAGACAGGGTCACCTTTGGTTACGGGTGCTTCTGCCTCAAAGGATTCGATTATGGCGTTTGGGTCGTCGGTTTCTCCTATTGAAAGCCAAGTTTTTTCGGTTAAATCAGTCATTTTCTTTTTCTCCTTTTTGTTTCGTTTTCACCAAGTTCATCCATGGCTACTTGCGGTCAACAATGTGACTTTCCTGCAAACTGCGAAGCCTCAAAACCACGCGCCGAAGTTCCTGGCACATGCGTTGTGGTCCAAGACTCCAACTGCGCTGAACAATGGGTGTGGGTAAAACCTCTTCAATCAGCTTCGCGGCTTGACTTGCTGGGATTCTGGGTTCGGGGGTTTTTTGGGTTAGGCTTTGAGTTGGGGTGCTGTCAGGCAAAATGGTGTTTGGGACTGGTGTTTGGTAACTTGGGTGCAGGCTAAGCCAGTCTTTGATGCTGGTTTGGTCCCAGTGCCCCTTAGAGAAGAATATGGCTTGTGTACACTGAAGACTGGGCTGCTCTCGCAGTTTACCCATTAATGCTAGAACACCTTTTTCTTTATCCAGCCAAACCGTGCAGAAATGCTCGGGCAGAAAAGCTGCAGTGTCTTGATAAAATCCCAAAGTGTACTCGCCTGACAATATTGGCTCGTACGCTTGTTCTTTGAGGTGAAGTTTTTCGATTATTTGGATGTTGGTTTCTGAAATTCCCGGAACCGCAACCAAACTCATTTCCGCATTAAATAGGCCATGGGGAACTTTGCCGTTTACCTGGTCAATTGTTTGATAATCAGCTCCCACGCTTACATGCCGAATTAAGCCTCTGCGGATTTTCTCTGCAGTGTCTTCGTCATAGATTTCTGCTTCGTAAATGATGTTTTTACCGTCCCACTCTGCACGGTTTACTCTGCCCACCGCGTTCTCCGTTGATACATGTTCAAGATAAACTGGTGCCTCTGCAAGTTTACCTGCAAAAGACTCCAGTTCCTGTGGTGTGTAAAAGTTCATGTTTCGACTCAGCCCCGTGGACATGGCTAAACCGCGGATTTTGAGAGGTTGGTCTAGAATTTTTTCGGCGATTGCGAAGGGCATGACTATGTGGAGGTGTTCTTTTGTGGGGTGGAGTTTGTTGAACCATTCTTGGGCTTTTTCTATTGTCCAGCCTTTGTCTTTTGAGAATAGGTAGCTTTGGATTTCCAATGTTTCTTTACCGTTTGGTTTGGCGATTATAGCTTGGATTCCTTCTTGCTCGTTTAGAGTGATGGTTTTCTGGGTGTCTTTTTGGAAGTCTTCAGGCGCTCGGTGCCCGCTTCTGATTTGTTTTTCTGTTTCTTCCCATGTCATAATGTTTTTCCTCACACATCTGATACCACCATTATATAGTGGGAAACTGAAAAGTCGAATTGTACCATGGGGTTGGTCGGCTGGGGAGTAACCTGTGACCATCCGAGTGGGTGAAGTGAAAAAATTTGGTAAGAAAATGTGTAGTTAAAGTGGTGCTTAGCAGGGAGCAACGTGAGTTGCTTACTGAGTTGGCTTTGCGTTTGGGTGCAAGTGAGAGTGAAACGTTGCGGTTGGCTTTGTTGGATTATGTTAAGGAGTTAAGTTTGCTTAGTGAGAGTATTCATCGTAAGAAATCAGAGCAGAGTTTAACTTTCAAGTAAACGCTAAGTTGTCCTAACTATATTTAAATATATTCAACGCACACACATAAGTGGGTATCTCAATGGCTACAAAATCAAGAGACTTCAATCAACTCTTGCTACAAGCCATAGACGACTCCTTAAACAGCTTAGGTGACACAGTACGTGACGCCATATACTTCCATCTAAAAAGCCAATTTCAACTAAGCTATGAAGAAATTCCTCAAAAAATCGACAGTTTCCAAGAGGGTATAGAAAAAATTTTTGGAACCGGTGCCCGTTTCATTGAGATTTTAATACTTAAAAATTTGTATGCTAAGGTTAATTTGTCCGATGTTTTTGATAATGCTGAGGATTTGGAATTTATTGATTACATCAACAGGTCAAGGCAAAGGTTTTTGGCTTAATCAGTTTTTTGGTGAGTGCTGACTTTTTTGATTATATAGTTTATTTAGGCTTGTTTTTTGGAATGGGGGTTTTTTGTTGGTTTTTTATTTTGATTTTTTTGTATAATTTCTATGGGGGGATAGTTAGCGGTTATCGTGTTATTTCCTAATTGCTGTAAAAAGAACTTATATACGCGCTAAATATAGTGTATTGAGTAGCTTGTTTACACTACGCATATAATCCTGCATGAGAGAATATACGTATGAAATGCCCCTATTGCGCCTCAGAAAACTTAAAAACACTCGAAACACGCGACTCCCCAGACAACACCACGCGCAGAAGAAAAGAATGCGTAAACTGCGGCAAACGTTTCACAACTTACGAGTACGTGGAAACAGTGGAATTGATGGTGCGCAAAAAAGACAACAAGCTTGAACGCTTCGACGTTAACAAAATAATCCGTGGCTTACAGAAAGCATGCGAAAAACGGCCTGTTTCAATGAGCCAAATTAACGAGTTAGCTGGGCTTGTACGTCAAGATTTGATGCTTAAAGGTACTGAAGAAGTCGCCTCTGCTGAAGTTGGCGATTTAATAATGAAGTACCTCAAAAACGTCGACAGAGTAGCGTACATTCGTTTCGCATCCGTTTATAAAAAATTTGAAGAGCCTGAAGACTTCAGGCGAGTACTCCTAGAGGTAAAGAGATCGGAAGAGCGTCGTGTAGGGAAAGAGTGTAGATCTCGGTGGTC